TGGGCAGGACTTTCAAACTTAGCATTAAAAAATAAAATCCAATTAGCAGCAGACTACGAAACGTTCAAAGCAATTTACGACAGCAGTCCTGCAATCCAAAGTCTTGTAAAGAACTTTAACGCAGACGGAATTGAATTGGATGTACCAGGTGCGCCAGACGCAGATCCCCAATCCCCACAAGGTGATCAAAGCAGTCAAGACGCTGTAGATCAAACGGCAGCAAGTGCAGCACCACAGCAATTATCCCAAGAAACATAATCCACACTTGACAAAATACTAAAAAGGTAGTACTATATACAGTATGACTCATGAAACTATAGAAATGACACCGCCACCTTTCGTTGAACGTTTTGAATATAAATCGTTAAAACAGATCAATGATCCTGTAACACGCAAACGTGTTTACCTAACTCCAGACGATGAGAAGTTACCAAGTGTAACAACTATTCTTAGTTCGACTAAAGATATGACTCACCTTATTGAATGGCGCAAACGAGTTGGTGAAGCAAATGCAAAACGCATCACAACTGAAGCAGCCGGAGTTGGTACTGCAATGCACAACAACTTAGAAAGGTATGTTGTAGGCGAACAACGACAACCGGGTAATAATCCTGTGCATGTACAAGCAAACAAGATGGCAGACGTTATCATTGAAAATGGTTTAAAACATGTAGATGAAATATGGTCAATAGAACAAGCATTATACTTTCCAGGTTTATATTCAGGCACAACAGACTTATGTGGTGTGTTCAAGGGCAAACCTGCTATTATGGACCATAAGCAAACTAACAAACCTAAGAAAGCAGAATGGGTTGAAGATTACTATCTACAGTTAGTAGCCTATGCAATGGCACATAATGAAGTATATGGTACTGATATACGTGAAGGACACATTTTTATGTGTAGCAGAGACTTACAGTATCAACAGTTCGATGTTACTCCAGATACTTGGAACGAATATCAAGACAAGTGGCTTTCTAAAGTAGAAGAATACTACGCATCAAAAGCATAATAGTGCTATACAAGCAATTGTAGCAAGGTTACACAAGCTATCCCTACTTGCGAACTGATTGACATAAATACTAATAACAATTTCAGGAGCAAATAAGTGGCTGTAGTTCAAATATCAAAGATTCAGATCAGAAGAGGTAAAAAGAACTCTTCTAGTGGTGTACCGCAATTAAGTTCAGCAGAATTAGCATGGGCAGTAGACACACAAGAACTGTATATTGGTAATGGATCAACTACAGAAGGTGCTCCTTACGTAGGTAATACAAAAGTATTAACCGAACATGATAATATTTTAGAACTAGCATCTAGCTATAAATTTGCATCAGATAATCCTTCAATTACACAAAGTCAATCACGTACACTATTAGGTAAGATTGATGAGATGGAAGTTAGTGTTGCAGACTTTGGAGCAGTAGGTGACGGTTCAACTGATAACGTAACTGCATTTGAAAATGCTTTTACTGAACTATTTAGAAATGCAGACCCCGACTTTAAAAAAGTATTAGTTATACCTAATGGTGAATACTTGTTTACTGGTGAGCTTGATGTTCCTAGTAACGCAATCATTAGAGGTGAAACAGCAGAGGGTGCAATACTAAACTTAGACACAAGAAACATACAGCTCATTAGTTCACAAGGAACTTCTTTAGCATCATTTACAAGTAGCGACCGTCCAACGAACATACACATTAGTAACCTTACTATTAAACGTTCTTCAGGTTCACTTGTTCTTACAGGAGCAAAAGATATAGAGCTAGAAGGAATTATATTCGATGGAGAATATAGCTTAGGTGCACCAGTTTCAAACTATGCTACAGAGAGTGCATCTGTAATATGGAACAACGATTTAGCAGGTCTTAAAGTAGACGCAGTTAAAATTAAACAATGTAAGTTCAAAGATAACTCCATCAGTATAAAGTGCAACCAAACAGTAAACACAGCAACTAAAGTTGAAATTACAAACAGTGACTTTAACGTTAATGACACAGCCATTTACATTGCAGGAGTAACAGGGCAAGGTAACAACTGGATTATTAATGACTGTAACTTTACTGAAATTGCCAAACAAGCATTCTATGCAAACTATGGATACGGTACAAAAATTAGTAGATGTGATTTTGTAAGTTGTGGAAACAACACAGGATCATCTGCAAATCCAACATCAACTATTGTTGAGTTTGGTGAAAGTAGAAACAACGTAGTCCGTGAATGTACAAGTGATAGACAACAAGACGCAGGTGTCGTGAACACAGAGACTGTAGCAGCCATTGCAGAAGTGCAAGGTGGAGACTTTGCTAGTTTCACAGACAAAAACTATTCAGAGATTTATACAACTGACAGTTTTAGACCTGTTGCTGTTTTCTCAGCACTTAACGCATTTATGAAAATTAACTACACACTAAGACTTGCTAACCATGTTCGAAGAGGATTTGTTCAAATCACAATTGGTGATGACATCTCAAAATTATCTTTGTCAGATAATTACGAATATTCCGACACTACTACTGCGTCAGTGGGTGGTGTTGTAATGACTGGTTTTGAGTTTTCAGCCGCTTTACGTGACAATGACACAGACAGTGGTACTGATACAGTAGTGTTGTCTTACAAGAATCCTATTGCTACAGGTGCTACAGGGTCTCTGTCGTTCGACATTCAATACGGCGTCTAGTTAGAAATGGCTAAGAAAGATATATTTTCTTCTTGTCCAACACACATTCTGACTGTACAATTAAACAAGTATTATAAAACGTTCACTGGTATAAATTTTAGCCACTAAGATCCTGCATTCGCAGGTACTAAAACTAAATACCTCTGTACACAAAATTAAAATGAGAGAGAAATGAGCAAAGATATATACATCACAAAAAGAAACGGTAGCAAAGAGATTTTAGATTTAGATAAAATGCACTTTGTTGTTGAAGAAGCTTGTGCTGGTCTTGCTGGAGTGAGTAGTTCGCAGATCGAGATGAACGCTGATTTACAGTTTTATGACGGCATGACATCAGAAGAAATCCAAGAAATATTAATTAAGAGCGCGAACGATCTTATATCGTTAGAAAATCCTAATTATCAATATGCAGCAGCAAGATTGTTGTTGTATGGACTACATAAAAAAGTATATACAAAGTATGAACATGATTCTCTCAATACTATAATTGATCGCAACATAGAGCGTGGAGTCTATGATAGTGCAATTAAAGATCAATATACTGATACTGAACTAAAGAAAATGAACACTTGGTTAAAGCATGACCGTAATGAAGAATTTACTTATGCAGGTCTTCGTCAAGTTGTGGATAAGTATTTGTGTCAGGACAGAAGTAATGGTGACATCTATGAAACTCCGCAGTTCATGTATATGATGATTGCGGCAACATTGTTTGCAAACTATCCTAAAGACACAAGATTAAATTATGTAAAGAAATATTATGACGCGACCTCCCTTTTTAAAATCAATATCCCAACCCCAGTCATGGCTGGAGTTCGTACTCCAATCCGTCAGTTTGCTAGTTGTGTATTGGTTGATGTTGACGATACTTTGTCTAGTATTTTTAGCAGCAACTCCGCTATTGGTTATTATATTGCTCAGCGAGCAGGCATCGGCATTAACTCGGGTCGTACGAGAGCGATTAACTCGAAGATCAGGGGCGGAGAAGTAGCACACACTGGTGTTATCCCGTTTCTAAAAGTTTACGAATCCACAGTAAGAAGTTGTACACAGAATGGTGTACGTGGTGGTTCAGCAACAACCCATTTTCCTATTTGGCATTACGAGATTGATGACATCCTTGTGTTGAAAAACAATAAAGGTACTGAAGACAATCGTGTACGTAGACTAGATTATTCTATTCAGATTAACAAACTGTTTTATGAAAGGTTGTTGACCGGTCAAGACATAACTCTTTTCTCGCCACATGAAGTACCAGAAGTATATGATGCTTTCTACTCAGGCGATAACGATTTATTCAAAGATGTATATGAGAAAGCAGAACGCAAAACATCTATTAGGAAGAAAACAGTAAGTGCAAAAGAACTGTTTGGTAACATGTTAAAAGAACGTGCTGAAACAGGACGTATCTATATTATGAATGTTGACCATAGTAACTCACACAGCTCTTTTAAAGATCCTGTATACATGAGTAACTTGTGTCAAGAGATTACACTACCAACTAAACCAATTCAACACATTGATGATGAAGAAGGTGAAATTGCATTATGTATTTTAAGTGCTATCAATGTAGGTTTAATTAATAAACTAGAAGAGCTTGAGCCACTATGTGATCTTGCTGTTAGAGCATTAGAAGAAATTATTGATTATCAAGGTTATCCAGTCAAGGCAGCAGAGATTAGTACAAAAGCCAGACGCTCATTAGGAGTAGGCTATATTGGACTTGCACACTATCTTGCAAAGAACAAAGTTAAGTACGATGATCCTAAAGCATGGACATTAGTACACGAGCTTACAGAAGCGTTTCAATACTACTTGTTAGTTGCAAGTAATGAACTTGCTGAAGAACGTGGAGCATGTGAATACTTCGATCGTACTAAATATGCAGACGGCATATTGCCAATTGACACATATAAGAAAGATATAGACGGAGTTGTAAAAACAAAATTACAGTATGATTGGGATTCTTTACGCAAGGACATCAAATTACACGGTCTTAGGCACAGCACATTGTCCGCACAAATGCCTTCGGAGAGCAGTTCCGTTGTGTCGAACGCAACAAACGGAATTGAACCACCTAGAGGATACTTGTCCGTTAAGAAGAGTAAAAAAGGGCCTCTTAAACAAGTTGTTCCGCAGTATAGTCAACTAAAGAACTTCTATACTTTACTTTGGGATATGCCAAGCAATGATGGGTATATCAACATTGTAGCAGTGATGCAAAAATTCTTTGATCAATCCATTAGTGGTAATTGGTCATACAACCCTACGCAATTCGAGAACAACGAAGTTCCGTTGAGCGTAATGATGAAAGACATGTTGACAACTTATAAGTTAGGTTGGAAGACAAGTTATTATCAAAACACTTATGACTTTAAAGGTGATGACGAAGTACAAGAACCAGAAGTTGAAATGAATGGACATTCACACATGAACGGTGATCTACAACCAGTAGAAGAAGTTGAAGGTGAAGAATGCGAAGCGTGTAATATATAAAAGAGGAACCACACACAGTGACAAAGACAGTTTTTAATCGTAATAAAGTAGACTTCACAAAGCAGTATATGTTCTTTGGTGAAGATCAAAACACTCAACGTTATGACGTATTCCGTTATCCGGAGTATGACAAACTTAACCAAACTATGTTAGGTTATTTTTGGAGACCTGAAGAAGTCTCCTTACAGAAAGATAGAGGTGACTATGCAGAATTTACAGATGCACAGAAACATATCTTTACATCAAACTTAAAATATCAAACCCTACTTGATAGTGTACAAGGACGTGGACCTTGTTTAAACTTTTTACCTTACTGTTCTAATCCAGAATTAGAAAGTTGTATTGTAGCATGGGACTTCCAAGAAACTATCCATAGTCGTTCTTACACACACATTGTAAAAAATGTATATGCTGATCCAGCAGAAGTGTTTGATACTATTTTAGATGATGAGCAAATTATTGCAAGAGCAGAAAGTGTATCTGCAGAATACGATAAGTTTCATAAAGTTGTAACAGATTACATGTACAAAGGTAAAGGTAGCATGTACGAAGTTAAAAAGCAATTGTATAAAGCAATGATGGTAGTAAATATCTTAGAAGGTTTACGTTTTTATGTTTCGTTTGCATGTACATTTGCATTTGGCGAATTAAAGAAGATGGAAGGGTCTGCAAAGATTATTTCTCTTATTGCTCGTGACGAAGCAACACACTTAAATTTATCTACACACATTCTAAAGCATTGGGCAAAAGGAGACGACGATCCAGACTTTGTTAAAATTGCAAAAGAATGTAAAGAAGAATCATATGAAATGTGGCGTACTTGTGTTGAGGAAGAAAAGCGTTGGGCAGATTACTTGTTTGAAAAAGGTTCTATTGTAGGACTTAATGCAAACTTACTACATGCATACGTAGAATTTATTGCTAACAAAAGACTTAAAGCATTAGGCATGGATCCAATATATGATCGTCCTTTGACAACAAATCCTTTACCGTGGACACAACATTGGTTAAGTAGCTCAGGGCTACAAGTTGCACCACAGGAAACTGAAATCGAAAGTTATATTATCGGCGGAGTTAAGCAAGATGTTGATGAAAAGACATTCGAAGGTTTCCAACTTTAGATAAGTAATAGTATGTTCAGAGTTCAATTTAGAAGACATTCCCCATTCGAAGCGTGGACAACGTACGGTACATACGGTACTGAAGCCACTGCTATCAATGCGGCGATATCCAAGAAGAACGCTGGTGCTATCATGGTTAAGGTAACTAATAAAAAGAAAGAAACTATTTACGTAGGATAACACATGATAGAAATATACGGAAAACCAGCTTGTCCGTTCTGTGACAGGGCTAAGAAGTTTTGTGAAACGAATCAGTTTGAATTTGTCTATAAACAATTAGACGTAGACTTTACTCGCGAACAACTTTTTGAAAAGTTCCCAACAGCACGAACATTTCCACAAATTACAGTACGTGAAGAAAAGATCGGTGGATACAACGAATTACTCAAGTACGTTGAAGACACAGGTTATAACGGTACTGGACACTCACTAGGATAATAATATGTTAATTGAAACACCATACAAAGTAGGCGATAATGTCTCCTTTAAACTTGCGTCAGGCGAAGAAATCGTAGGACGTTTAGAAGAAGAAACTGATACACATTATACATTGCACAAGCCAATGGTACTTATTGCACAGCAAAAAGGATTAGGCCTTGCACCATTTATGTTTAGTGTATCACCAGATGGCAAATTTATGCTTAAAGCAACAGCAGTAAGTTGTGTTGCTAAAACAGAAGATAATATCAGCAAACAATATACACAGACTACAACAGGTATTGCACTATCAAAGTAGATAAGTACTAGTATGCCAGAAGTAGTAAGAACAAATGTAGATAAGCACAAAGGACATGCAAGTCCTACTCCCAATCCATTTCATCAAGAAGCATACACATCTGGTTCGGAGAATGTGTTTACAAACAACGAACAAACTGTACGTATAGGCGATACTACTGCGTGTGGAGATCCTGCTGCGGCTGGTTCACCTACAGTATTTGCAAACAACATAAAAGTACACCGCAAGAATGATGCAACAGACGGACACGGAAGTTGGGTCGCTAATGCAGCAGAAAGTGGTTCTCCAAACGTTTGGGCAAACGAAGGATATGTACCTCCGATTATAATTTCACCTGCGGCAGCGGCAGCAATTAATGCAGTTATACAAGAAGCAATATCAAATCCTCCCGATGTAGGAGCAACTGGTGGTACACAAAGTAATGGCACTATTGCAGAGAACCAAGTACCACAAAGGTATGAGGGTGCTCCAGCAGCAGGTGTTGACGACCTAGGAACTACGACTCCACTAGTTGATGCAAGTGCTGCCAATTCAACAGCAGCAGCAAATGGAATTCCAGGATTCTTAACTCAGCTACTAGACGAAGCAGCAACCAATGCATGGGACGAAACCGTTGATCCTAGTAACGGAAATATTATAGGCATATGGAAAGAATTAGGCTTTCCAGATACATCATATTGGAAAACAGATCAAACACCTTGGTGTGCAGGATTCTGTAATTGGGTATTAAAAAGAACAGGTTACAAATATATGCAAAGTGCTAGAGCATATGACTTTAGAGATAAAACAAGCGTATACGGTGGAGTTCCTGTGCCACTATCAGATGGTCAACCAGGTGACATTGTGGTTTGGAACTACAGTCACGTTAACTTTATATACACTGTTCCGTCGCCAGGTGTATATACTTTTGTCGGCGGCAATCAAAGTGATAAAGCAAGTGCAACAAACAACAACCCTTCAGGTGGCTCAATTACAAATAGTTGGAGAGGTGGCTGGAGATCGAGTAATGGTAGAATATCTGGCATTTTCCGCCCAGTCAGATCATAGTTGACAAAAAGCACAGCATACTATATAATATAACAAAGGCGGTACATAAATGAATCAAATTAAAAAATATATATACATGGGTATAGGTTTTCTATGTGTAGGTTTAGCCTACATTGGAATTGTAACGCCCGGTATTCCATTCAGCATCTTTTTAGTGATCGCTGCATGGGCCTTTGCTAAAAGCTCACCAAGAATGGAAAAATGGTTATACAATCATCCGTGGTTTGGTAAGTTTTTAACAAATTGGAATAAAAAACGTGTTTTCCCTACAAAGGGAAAGTACTTAATGGTATTGGTAATGGCATCAACTATTATCTTTACATGGTTTGCTACAGAGAATCTGAAAGCGATTATGTGGAGTGGTGGTGCAATGGTGCTAGTAGCAATTTGGGCTTGGCGATATCCTGGCTCAACAGAGGAACACGCTCGACGTGTTAAAGAAGGAAAGCGAGTAGCTTGGTTAAAGTAATATGAAGTGTGAACAAGGTGATTTAGCAAAAGTGATACATTCAGTAAGACCTGAAAATATCGGCAAGATTGTCCTTGTTAAAGAATACATTGGAAAGTACAAGCAGAATGATACCTTTGATTTTAGAGGTGTCTCATGCATGTGTCCTGTGACAGATCATTACTGGTGGATTGAAGCAACTGGATTGAAAAATCAGTTTGGAGATTCACCTAAAGCATACATAGCGGACTCATGGTTGGAGCCTATCCGACCAGAAACAGGCAAGAAGTCGGCTACCCATGTCGTGAAAGACAAAGAAGTAGAAAGACAGGCGGCATAATTAATAACTAAGGAAATAAAAATGGCAACAGGAAAAGTAAAATGGTTTAATGCAGACAAAGGTTTTGGCTTTATTACTCCAGACGACGGCGGAAAAGATGTATTCGCTCATTTCTCAGCTATTTCAGGTGACGGTTATAAATCTCTTAACGAGAATCAAGCAGTTACTTACGAAATGGCGGAAGGACCTAAAGGTCCACAAGCATCAGATATTCGACCTTCATAAGTTTTGAATATTTAAGGAAAGGCCTTTAGGGGCCTTTTCTTTTGACTATTACTTCATAGTTACAGTCTATTAGACAACAGTCTTTTTACATGTTATATTAGTTTAAATACATCGTAAGGAGAACTAGATGCCACCACGTAATCACGCCAACTGGTTAAAGAAGCCAGTAGTAGAATCAATTAGTAGCACAGCCTACAACTGCCCAGAAATATTTGCACAAGAACAAGAACGTATCTTTTCAAAGGTATGGGTACCTATATGTCACATTAGTGAAATGTATAAACAAGGAGACTTTAGAACTTCACAGATAGCAGGTGTAAACGTACTTGCATACAACACTGGCAAACGTGTTCATGCATGGCGAAACTATGGAGTTAGTCAACCAAGCGGTACATTTAAAGCACCTGTTGTAACAGTTGAACCTAAACTACACTGTGAAGTAAAGCACGGAGGAATGGTATGGGTAACACTTGATCCTAATCCTACGCAGTCTGTAGATGAATGGACAGCAGGTGCATTTGATTGTATTGCTGATGCTATTGACACAGAAGAACTAGAAGTATTTCATTATCACAAAGCAGTCATCAATACCAATTACAAGTTGTGGCATGATACCAACTCAGAATTTTATCATGACTTCATGCACTACTTCAATCGTGTGTCGGGATTCAATGATGAGTACTTCGCTAGAAAAAATGTTCCTTTTGATAATGGTCATGTCAACGTGTCTAGCTTTACTGTTAACTATACTGAGTATGACGGTTTTGAAGACCGCGGAGAATTATCTTTTCCTAACCTGCCGCCCAACCAGTGGTACATGGTTGACCTATTTCCAGGATTCAATTTTAACCTACGAGGAAGTGCATATCGTTCAGACTCAGTAACTCCACTAGGACCAAACAAAGTACTAATAGAGTTTAGAGGATATGGACTACGCAAAGACACACCAGAAGAAAGATTAACTCGTGTTAACCATCACAACTCAATATGGGGACCGTTTGGACGTAACCTACACGAAGACCTAATAGGAGTGGCTGGGCAAGGAACAACAATGCGTGAAGGCACAGAGAACAGACGTATACTGCATGGTAGACACGAGAACGGAACTATACACGACGAAGTCGGTATGCGACACTATTATACCGAATGGGGGAAGTATCTAAATCTAGATCCATACCGTGCGTAAGAATTGGTATAGATTATTAGATTGGATTAGTCGTGATCACGGTCCTAAACACATGGGGAGGAATTAATGGAAATAGTTTGGCATATTCTGTTAACTGTGTGTTTAGGATCAACCTGCATTGAGCAAGACGTTCAATGGTTTGATACTGAAATAGAATGTGACCAAATGTTGCCTGTGTATTCTAATATACCTATAGACGGAAAATGGGATACGGTAGAATATCAATGTAAGCCTGTTGGATCAGTAGGCACATAATCTTGTTTGGTATTTTTGGTGAATATGGTTATTTTGGTATTATTTGGTCTGGTGCCCCTTGTCCGATTCGAACAGACGACCTACTGATTACAAATCAGTTGCTCTACCAACTGAGCTAAAGGGGCCTTGTATATTAGCAATTATATGTGCATATAAAAGCCGGTTTAAACGTGTTTTAAGCGGCGTACAGTGCTGGTAAACCTTAATCAAGTAATCTACTTTGTTCTCTTTTTACTCTGCTTAATTTTAGCATTATGCACGGTTTTTGATGCCCACCATCTATGTAACACATAAAACCATACACCATTAATAGAAGGTTCTACTAATGCTACTGCTCCTGCTTCCCATAGACTTGCTCCTGTCATAGAGCTTACTACCATCATAGCAATACATATATGACCTAAAGTGTATATCAATGCAAGGAGCAAACTTGATCTTTTAATAAGACCTTTTACGGCTCCTTGTATTCCATGTGTGAATTCTGTTATCATAACTTAATATTATACTTTCTCTGTAGATTTGTCAATCGGTTAAATTTGTAGTAAATATATATCAATTATGAAAAACAGCTTTGAAAATCTGATGACTCGACTTACTATTGTATTATTTCTTTTAATAGTTTTGTTTTCTGTAATTGGGTGTGCTGGTAAAAAAGAAGCCATTACTAAACAACAACCAAACCAAAATATCTATGACGGATCAATTGGCAGAGTACTTGGTTGTATGTTTGCTCCAGACAGTTGTCCAAAAATAAAAAATAAACACCAAGAAGAAGATATTACTAAAGAGTTTGAAGAAATGGATAGTGAATGACAGACTATCGACAGAACAGCCTAGATACAGCCGCACGTGACAGGATATACCATTGCAATGGTCAGTGTGCTCATACCTACAGCATATCACGAAAACATCTCCTTCAGTTCAGGAGAGCTATTGATGTTGGATGTAAAGTAGGTAATTTCACACACGAGCTGTTGCGAGACTTTGAGCAAGTTGAGGCGTTTGATATGAGGAATTGGTTAAGGTGGAGACTGCTTGATAAGGAGCGAGTCAACTTCCATCAAGTGGCATTGGGGGAAGAAAACGGACAAACAGATTACTGGGGAGCATCCACAGGAGTGGTGATGACCAATAAAGAAAAAACAACAGTTGATCTTAGGACGCTAGACAGTTTTAATTTTACTGATGTGGATTACATCAAGATCGATGTTGAGGGAGACGAGCTGGCAGTCCTACAAGGATCAACAGAAACGTTATCAAGATGTAAACCTCTTATTGTGATAGAACAGAACAAAGTGGTAGAGCAAACTAACAAGGGGTTGGAATTCCAAGCACTCGAGTGGCTTACTAAAAATAATTATAAGATTGTGGACTATGACGGAATGGATGATTGGGTATTGACTCATGTTTGATCTTACACTGCCCACACCAATTGAACTTGCGTTTGAACCTATCAATCTTTGCAATGCAAAATGTTTCTGTTGCCCATACACCTATCTAGAAAAAGACAAGGAATACCGAGGCAAGAGGATGTCAGACGAACAAGTTGAATTATTGCTTGAAGATTTTGCAGACGGTATAAAGAAGCACAACATAGATCCTGGCAAAACAATAATAAAACCATGGAGGTATTCAGATCCGTTGGTGTGCCCTAGCCTTGAACTTATTTTTGAAATATGCCAGAGTCACGGTCTCAAGATAAGCCTGACCACAAACGCTGTGAGCTTCGGTGAGAAGAAATGTGACCTAATAGAAAAATACATAGAGACCATAGACAGGATCAACATATCCATTATAGGATACAACAAAGAAGAAATTAGAGAGTGGATGGATCTGGACTGGGACGTTACAAAAGCAAGACTGATGATGATACAGGACAAGTATCCTTCCATTAGTGAGAAGATGAATATTGGTGTTAAGCACAAGATACAAGATCCTGAAAAAAAACACTACACTCCTGTGATCCAGGAAATACAAAGTCTAACACTCGGCAAAGTAAAAAAGAAAACTAACTGGTTAGAGAACAGATTGGTGTACAACAAGTTTGATGAAGATGGGCTAGATTTTAAGATATCTGAAAAACAATTTGTAAAAGGCTGTGACATGGTGCATGGAAAGATACTGCGTACACTTGAAGTGCTAGTAGACGGGCAGGTAGTTTTATGCTGTGATGATGCTACAGGACAGACAGACTTTGGTAATGTGTTTGATATTGGTGTTAGTGGTGTTTGGGAAAATGTTTCCCGGTACCACAAATTGATTTACGATACTACCTACAACGACAAGAAGAAAAACATGATGTGCAATACCTGTAGCAGAGCCAAGTTCAAATGGAACGACTCCAACACAGCAGACATACGCAAAGCCAACCAGCAGTTTGTTTAATATTCAAAAGTTAAGTAATCAGTATTTTTAATAATAAGTATGTGTAATGACTATGAACGCATATGACATTAACAATAAAGATTGGCTAAACTTTACCAAGCAACGTCCAATACAGCTATCTACATTCATACGTAATACTGGAACAGTTGATATGACTGCTGTTACTAGCACAACATTGGTGCAGGATTTTATTAATGAGTTTGAGCAGTGGATTAATTCTCATCAGCATATAAAATACCATGGCTTGAATACATTTCCAATTAAAGATGTTATACTAGGAACAACTCATGCAATGGATGATCTACATTGGAAATACAAAAACAATATTGCAGTGTATGAGGGAGAATACAAATATCACGATAGATTGACTAACGGCGATATAAAAAAAATTAAAAGTGCCGACGAATTGATAGAAGGCGAACACGTTATCATTTCTTATCCGTCTTGCATAACAACAGATTTTCATTCAGACTTTCCGCAGTTATTAAAAGTTGCAGAACAAAAAAATATTAGTATACACATAGACGGAGCATGGTTTGGTTGCTGTAGAAATTTTGAGTTAGATGTTAGCAATCCTGTTATTAAATCTGTTTTTGTTTCTATGTCAAAAGGATTTGGTATGGGAGGAAACAGAATTGGAGTACGATGGACTCGAAAACGACAAAACGGACCTGTAACTATAATGAACGAGCACGACTACGTTAACAGATCAGATTGTGTATTAGGATTGCATAGAATAAAAGAATACGGTGCAGACTATTTGTGGAACACATATAAAGACATATACAGCAAAGTTTGTAAGGATTGGAACTTAAAAGAATCCAATGCATTTCATGTTGCAAAAACACAGGATAATAAATTAGTAGGAATTAGGACACCATTAAGATTTTTAATTGACGGTAAGGTAGATGTGCGTGGACTAGATAAATCTCTCAATAAATATGAAAGCAAAGAGTTTAAAAAATGAAAAACTATACTGCATTAAACATACCAACAGATTTGTTGAACGATATTACAACCTTGTGTAAGACACTGTTAGCTGATGCTGAATCTGGTAAACAAGAAATTGTTAATCAAGGTTCTATCTTTAGAATACGTATACACAAAGGTGGGAAGGCCATATGTGATAATCCTGAGCATAACAAATTGTATGACAGTATACAATCTAGGATACCAGAATCTATCCTTAAAATAACAACTGGTGCAATGATGTTGAATCTAAAGCATGGCAGATTTCAAAAAGTACACATTGACAGAGATAGAGAGTGTGCATTGAACATTCCTGTTGTTATACCTGCAGGTACACACCTAGGAGTTTACAGACACGAGTTAAACAACACAATTGATCCAAAGTGGTTAACGATGCACCCAAACGATCAGAATCCAACATTTGATCTAGACGACGAAGGTGAGAAATACGAATTAGGGAAACCTGTGATACTCAATACACGATCTTGGCACTGGGTTGATCACAACTACGATGCTACTAAACCTATACGTAAACTATCCAACGGTATATTTGAAAATGTAAGAAGTATATTGTCCTATGACATTAACTATACTCCATACGAAGAAACTATTGAAATTTTTAGAGACGCCGGATGGCTGTAAATGCAACACACATAACATTTTCAAACAAGTTAGTTGATGCATTAACTAATCTTGGTCAATCAGTACTACACAAACAAGTTGTTGTACAAAAAGTTGAGAAAGAAACTATTAGAGGTCACAATCCTATCACTGGAGAACGAAGTCAAACTGGTCAGTTTGAAAGACACGTGTTGTACAGTAACAACAAAGGGTGGGATGAAAATATTATTACCAGTGGGCTGAACACTTCTATAGATGATGAGTTTGGAGATTTTTTTCGTTCTGAGGTGACTGAAATAAAACTATTCACGTTTGGACCTTATTCTTCTTTGCCTTTGCACATGGACAGGAATAGATCTTATGCTATAAACTTTCCTATTCACATTACCAAACAATCGCAACTATTAATGCACAATATAAAAACATCTGATGCGGAATATCAACTGTATGAAACTTGTAAAGCAGACGGTAGTTGGGATGAAAAAAGAAATGCTATAGAAGACAGGGTTATTAAAGAGTTAACAGAATTTAAAATAAACGGTTGTCATATGATTAACACACGATCGTGGCATACAGTTTTAAACCTATCGCAGGAATCAAGGAGCCAGCTTTCAATTGATTGCTCTAATATTTCTTACGACGCTATGTGTGACAAACTTAAATACTACGGATGGATAAAATGAAATCAAACATTACAATTATAACTCCACCAGAAGGTTGGACTGAAGCTTGGGCTAAACTTGGTATGGATATTATTAATGCTAGAGTCGCCGGGAAACAAAAACAAAAAGACGAAGGATCTATATGGAGGATTCCGTTTCATCATTACGATGCTGATCCAAAAACTGGTAAACATTATCCGGATCTAGATAATCCAGAACACAATGAACGATTCTTAAAACTCATGGACGACACACCATGGGCCAAATACATCAACAAGATTTGTATACTTGAACAAAAACAGAACAGACATATTAGATGTCATAGAGACCGAGACAGAGCGGCCGCTGTAAATGTTCCTATTGCTATGCCAAAAGACATTGACAAGGCTTGGGTTGGTTCATCGTATTGGGAATGGAATAACGATATTGATAGAACAACAAGAATACCTGCAGGAGTTGACGATGGAAAAAATCAATTCCCACCATGGGAACACGAACACAAATGCCATGAGTATAATATGGCAAAACCAATTGTGTTGAACACACACGCATGGCACTGGGTAAGAAATAACACAGCAGAGCTTCGTGCTATTGTTTCGTTGGATGTTTCTATAGATGATATAGATTACGATAAGTTTGTTGATGAACTTATAGAAATGAAATGGATTGATCAAGAAACAATGTATAACGGTATTCGATATTTAGAAGACACTGAAAAATATTGTAAACCAAACCAATCACACAGATTATATAATCCTGATGAACACCAAGGTGGAGTAGAACTGTTTTAATATGGAACCTATGTATCAATACTTAGATGCTGTTTTAAAAAAAGATAAAGGCTTTACTCCTAAAAAGATTTTAGATATCGGTGCATGGAATGGCTTTTGGACAATTAACTGTAAAAATATCTGGCCTGACGCACATTATACTTGTATTGAAGCAGGACAAAAGCATTCTAAAAATTTAGAACTTGTTGCAAACGAACATTACATTGAAGTACTTGGTGACACAAACAAAACAACAACAATGTACCTTAACCATAGAATTAAACCCAATGGCAAAGTAAAACCTATATACTCAAAAGGTGCTAACATTTTTGGCGGGTATGAGCATAGCGAACAACGAGAAATGAAAACACTTGCGTCTGTTGTTGGTACTGATGCTAGATACGATCTTATTAAACAAGATGTGCAAGGTGCTGAAATAAAAATTATACAAGGATCAATTGATATATTTCAAAGAGCAAACTATGTTATCAATGAAGTAAACATTGATAAAGTTAATAAATTATTGCCTAGCTTTGATGAGATGAATGCATACATGAGCAATATTGGTTTTTCTAAATACGAAATTATTGCAGAACATCCAGAACCTAACAGACAATACGACGTATTGTATTACAAATAAAATGTTTAAAATAATAATAGTTGCATACCTAATAGGAAACGGTACTTTATATGGTCATCACGAATTTACTTCTGCATTAACTTTTAACACACTTAACGATTGCAAGGCTGTGTTAACTAAGAAAAATAACGACAACGGATATGTTGTTGTGCAAGATTTTATAATTCAACAAAAATATCTATACGACTGGGTTCATGCAGAATGCACGAATGACAATCGCGATGTATCCTATAAGATAGAACCAGGAACTGATACCTAATTACTTTTTATTGGCTATTAAGTTACAGTTTTCTTTGTTAGCTTTTAGGCCTTCGTTCTTACTATACAACCAAACATAGCTGTAAGCAATTTGCCCATCGTTTGTTTCAGCACACTTCTTACCAAAGCTAACTGCTGGTGTATTCAAGTGTCCACTGCAACCTACTAATAAGAATGTTGCTGTTAATAAAGTTATAACTGTTTTCATAATCATATTTATAATATAGTACTATTTCCAATTTTCGTCAACTAAAATCAGATAAGTATAAGAAAAGGAGATACTATGTTTATAACAATAGGATTTGTTGTTGGTTTTATCGCAGGATGGTGGATCAACGAAAAAGTAGAAAATTTAGCAGATAGAGTAAATCCGTTAAATTGGTTTAATAAGAAAAAGAAATAGGTGTAACATGAAGTCTTTAAAGAACGTATGGAATATTATCGTCAACTCTGTTGTAAATTCATATCTTCCGGAGAAGGAAAAGGTATTAGTACTAACAGAAGAGATGCTGGTAAAACCAAAAGCTAAGATTAAAGCTAAGACTCCTAAGTATTTGTCGGGGCAAGGACAAAAGAAAAAAATGAAGATTAAAGCACCTACCAAAAGAAAATAGAAGCAACCAACACATGGGTAAAATGTTTATTATTGTTATACTCATGCTGTTGGCTAGCTGTGGTCATGTGAAATCATCTGACCCTAATGAATACTTCGTAAACGAACACAGTCAATTACATTTCCAGGTCTTTATGCAGAACCGAGAGTTAATTGATATTAAGCTACACATTGAAGAACTAATACATCAACTATCGTACATCACTATTAAAAAAAGAAGAAACCTTGTACAAGAAGAGTTGGTGGAAAGAAAAATTCGTAAAAAACAAGTTGAAGACGAGATTAAATTTAAAACTGAATTGATGTTATATTTAGAAAAAGAATTTGGGGTGACCTGTTTGCAATGTAAATAGTGATATGAAAGTTGCTATTGCTATAGATTCCGCACATCGAGATGTTTATTCAAACAAACTATTAGAATTTGCTAAAGGTGTAGAGGTAGTAGGAGATCAAGCTGTTGTTGTAAAAGGTGTTCCGGATGCTGAAGACTTTGATACTGCTGTAATGTATGGCAGTTGGAAAGAATGGCGAGGTGCTCCTCATCACACTATTAAAAAACAAATAGCTCAAAATTTTAAAAAGTATGTACAGTTAGAAACTCCTGTTATTGGTAGAGGAGTTCGAGGCATAAACCATCAATACTTAAGAGTAGGAGTAAACGGATTTCTTTGGGACACAACAGAATGGGGATTTGAACACATGGATCCTAACCGTTATCTTCAAGTATTTAAAGACACAGGGTACGACATTAATACTGAATGGAAAGTAGACGGAGAAAACATTGTTATCATGATGCAGAATCCTGGAGATGCAAGTCTACGAGGAACAGATATTTTTGAATGGTGTTACAATACTGTTAAAGAAATTAGAATACGTACAACAAGACCTATAATAGTAAGACCACATCCACTACCACGTAAAGGTATGGATGCATTAACATCTAGGTTACTAGAGTTTGAGAACTTAACGATTGTAGAAAACGAACTTCCAGATAACTTAAGACCACTAGAAGAAGATTTTAAAGATGCTTATTGTGTTGTTTCTTTTTCATCCGGATCGGCTGTTGATGCTGTGTTGGCCGGTGTGCCTAACATTGCTTTAGATTCAGGCAACATGGCTTGGTTGGTTAGTAAACACTCTTTAGATAATATTGAATATGAAAGATATATTAGCGATAGAAAAGAATGGATGCAAAAAATATCTCACTGTCAATGGAACGTTGAAGAATTAGAAAACGGTGAATGCTGGAAACACATTAAGCGATCACTTCAGATAATATAAAAATTATTGAACTACACGAACTGCGGCTTGATACATACAGGATCTTGTAATAGGTTCTACTTTTCTATTATATTCTTTGAGCCATTCGTTGAGAGCTTTCCATTCATGCATGGGCCAGTTAGACATTTTAGTTGATAGTCTAAAGTTTGCCAGTTCATCGAACACTATAATAGTGCCGGGTACTATTCTTTTGTTGAGTGTGTTTAAAACATATATTGCACTTGAATACAAATCAGAATCAATATGTAGATATGCAATATTGCCAGGATGATTTGCACACCATGGCTCTACTGTATCATTGAACCAACCTTTCCACAGTTTAACGTTAGAATCAAATTTAGGCATTGGTACTGCCATAGCACCTTTATCAAATGTTTCTGCTATTACACTCCATTGCTCCGGAAGACCTTCCCAGCTATCAAATCCGTGTATCTCCTGTCCGGGCTTTTGTTCTAGCAACCAACCTATTGAGGTTCCACCTCTTACTCCAAACTCCATCCAGTATCCTGGTTGGTCTACATAACTGACTACGTGTTTCTGCCATTTTATTCGAGTGCCTATCACATCAAACTTGTCAGGGTTACCTTCAAATATAGGATCAACCTCAGCAAATGCATCTAACAGTGCAAGTTCGTCTTTGTCTGGCTGGGTATATTTTTTTAGTTGATTAGGTAGTTGGACTTTTAAACGTGCTTTAGATTTAACTAACCTAATTGGTTTAACCATCTTTAGCTCTATAACTCTTCTATAATTCCTATAAACTCTGCAACAGCAAGAAAAATTGCCAGCATTACTACTGATCCAGTAACCGCGGCTACTAAACATCCTGCTAAACGCACAACACTTTTGATAAGACTTGTATAAAAATGAAACCTGCTTGGATCTTTTGCGGCCGGAATTAATACTCTTTCTGGAATTGGCATTATCTTTTCTCCACAATTTCGTCTGCTAATCCGTACTCAACAGATTCTTTTGCAGTCATAAACTTATCTCGTTCCATGTCGTCTTTTAATTTTTCTAGTGTTTGTCCAGTGTGCTTGTGATAAATTTCTGTTAGGACTTTCTTCCAACGCAACAATTCGTCTGCTTGAATCTGTACATCAGTTGCTTGTCCTCTGGCACCACCTAGCGGTTGGTGTATCATGTGTCTTGAGTTTGGCAACACAAATCGTTTGCCTTTGGTCCCAGACGATGCTAACACAGATCCCATTGAGCAGGCTTGTCCTATAACTATGGTTCTAATATCACATTTGATATACTGCATGGTATCGTATATTGCCATACCTGCTGTAACTAATCCGCCTGGCGAATTAATGTACACTGTAATATCTTGTTCTGGTTTTTGTGACTCTAAGAATAATAATTGAGCACACATAACAGACGACATATGGTCTTCGACTACACCATCCATTACAATAATTCTATCTTTCATTAAACGAGAAAAGATATCATAACTTCTCTCGCCTTTACTTGTTTGTTCTATAACAATAGGGACTAAATTTTTCATATTCTTATTGTACGTTTTATACAAAGAAAAGTCAACCATTATGTATGGATTAATTGATCGGTAATCAATTATTAAATAATATTATATGAAATGGTTAGTTTTTGCTCTCTTAATGTTTCCAAACGGAACAGAACAAACGTTCTACGCGACTGATCAATTATACGATTCTAGACAACAGTGTATACAAGATTTGCAAACCAGACCTACAGATTTTGCATCCGGTTTATATTACTACTTAGAATTAATGTACGGAGCAAATCACGGTATCAAAGTATCAACTATTGATTGCGGTCCAGAAGACAAAGTTAAAATTACTCCACCGGGTACTAGTTTATAGTCCCATCATATCTCTAATATTAGGCTCTATCATTTCTCTGCCCCATTGTGGAGTCATTGTTATTCTAACTTCACATTTAGTAATACCTTCTACAGTAGATACCTCTTGGATTATGTCTTGAGGTATTATGTCTGCGGCTGGGCAGAATGCTGATGTTAAACTCATCAGCACCCATACCGCATTGTCTTTTGTAATTTTTACATCGTAAACTAAACCTAAGTTGTATATGTCTACTGATATCTCCGGGTCGTATACTCGTTGTAGAGCTTCTTTAACTTTTTCAATATATTTTATTTTTGCTTCGGTGTTGTCTTCAATGTCTTTTAAGTCGCAAGATAGATGAGGGTCTACAGCCGGGCTACCCGGAGAGTTCATCATATCATCAGTTGTTTCAATCATATAATATTTTATCCAAATCTGGTGCTGTATATCTTGCACCTTTTATAACTTTACCTTTATCATTATACACTGGCTTTCCTGATTCGTCAAGTTTAGTCATATTGGAATTTTGCACTTCTTCAAAGCATTTGTCTAGATTAATACCAAATGCGTGGCCGGCACCGTAAGTAACATACAAAATATCAGTAAGTGCGTCTGCAACATCTACTAGTGTTCCTGTTGACATTGCTTCTTCTAGCTCATTTAGTTCTTCTCTAATCAAATCTACCCGGAGGTCTTGAGTCTCTCCTTTGGGCCAACTGGGCCTATCTTTGACTTCTTGCTTCATGCTTCTCATAAAGTTTTCTACTAATTCAAAATTTGATGCGTACATATTATCTTTCTCCTAAGTTAAAATTGGTGGTGCCCCCAGCGAGATTCGAACTCGCACGGCCTATGGCCCACGGATTTTAAGTCCGTTATGTCTACCATTCCATCACAGGGGCAATTCATTAACGGTCTTCTAGTACTAGATGTCTTCCATCTAGGTTGTAACCGGCAGTATTGAGATACATTTCAAATGCTTTTAGCATCTGCGGAATTGTTGCATCTTCGTCTACCACAACTTCATGATAGTACTTGCCGGGGTCTTGCTTTGATTCGGGGTGGCATATAAACCTATGTCCAATCCTTATGTCTTCTACTTTCATACATCTTCTCCGTTGTTAATTGGCCTGCCCTGAGAGATTCGAACTCCCGACCCACGGCTTAGAAGGCCGTTGCTCTGTCCAGCTGAGCTAAGGGCAGTTACTGAATAATCTTGCTTTGTCTTTTGAGTTTTAACAGTTTACGCAAGGCTACTCTTAAATCTTTCTGTATAGTTGGATCTTTGGTTGCTTCTCTTAGGCGTGTCTCATCTAGATAGGGTAGTACATTGGAGGCAAATTTGTTAACCATGTTAGTGTAGTCTTCTTCTGAATAGATTAATTTATTTTTGTTGTTGTTACTACTAAACGGCCACATAACTAAATCCTCATACGTGGAAGAGGTCCTGGTGGCTAATTATTGCACTTACCCGAGTAATTGGACCAGAACCCCTTGTGGTGCAACACTTTTAATTGCAGGCAGTGTCACTCAACCTGTAAGTGATTGACCGTGGATCACTGCGGGTCTATTAAGGAACCACCCTTAGGCTTCTCTGTGTTGATTGTCGAGTCGCCTATTCAATTTCTTATTATATGTAGTATAACACAACTACAAAGTGTGTCAACAAGAAAATGCTATTTTTGTTAAATAATTTTTCCTAGGAGAAAGTGAAGTCAACCAATAGTTGTTTCTATTCTAACAGTTCGTGTATGCCATAGTATAAGAAGTACACTGCCATCAGTGCAAACAACCATCTGGATGTTTTAAATATTTTTGCAACAGGTATCTTCTGTATTCGTTTGGAAACTGTGTAACCAACCAAACCTAACGCACCTAATCCAATCACTGCACCTAATCCAATGCTGGTCAGAGATGCGCCTGCAACATACAGAGCCAACAAGAATGCTACTATCTCTGCACCTTCTCTGAACACTGTGAGGTACACTATCACTGCTAGAGCCAGCACTGTGCCTTTGACTTGGTTGTTGGTCAGGGTGTGTTTGATGTTGTGCAGATGCTGTGATGCTCCATGACAGAACCAGGCAGTCCAGAATAGCAGAGCTGATGCCACTAGAGATGTGTAGGCTTCCACACGATCAAAATCTTTTTGTATGTATTCAATGGCAAAGTAGCCGAGTGTGATTGATGATGCTATTGCAAGTAGTGTGCTGAGTGTCAGTGCGAGTCGTTGTCTTGTGTTGGTTGTGAGCATCCACGTGGCTTGAATTATGAGGAATGCTTCTAGACCTTCTCTAAACCATATGAAAGAGGTGGCCGCGAGTGATGTTATCATTGTGTTCCTTTGTTACGTTTAACAAGAACAGTATTTAGTTGTTTATGTGCTGAGTCCCGGAGTGGTTGGTGCTGAGGGCTGTCGTGGTTGTTCCAGTGGTGCTAGACCTTGTGAACTCATGAACTCGTCGAGTCTATCTGTTTGCACACAGAATATCTGAGCAATCTCTTTGGGTCTGCCATACTTGTCTGCTAGGATTTCATGAAAGTCTGCAATGTTGGCCTGCACATACATCTGACAGTTGGGTATGTCGGTAAATTTGGGTTCACCTATCACAAAGGCTTCTCGGCCTTCAATGCCAGGTTCTGTCATAAGGAATATGACCATTAGAAACGTTTTAATCATGCATGAGTTCCTCTGCTAACTTGTTGTGCTTTTATTTAGTGCGACAGTGTTACAGTGTGAGAGTGTTGGCTTCAAACCATTCTTCGATGCTGTGTAGCACTGCTCGATTCAATCGTGCTGACTGAGGAGCAGAGTTTATCATGATGCTGAGGTCTATCTTGTCTGTGTCGGTGCTTCGATTCTCCACCCAGTGATTGCGACAGTGATCAAACAGATACACACGACCTGGACGAGTATCCAATCGACCCACACCGTCCACTCGAAAATCACAGTCCACTGGCCACTGCACAGAGAAACGTGACTTTCTCAGCGACGATCCTTTAGGCGGCGTTTTCATGTGTTGCACATCGTTGTGACGACCCACTGTGCCACCTGGTCTCACAATGCTGACAAACTCATAGTGAGCATTGCGTGCCTCTGTGTGTGGTCGAGCATTCTCTGAATACACTGTGTACAGTTCTTTGAGTGCAGGTCCACGAGCAGAATCAGGCAGAGGCAGTTTGTAACGCAGATGATCTGTGCCGTGATCTCCAGGTTCAGACTTCCATTGATTCACATTGTTGTAGGTGTATTCCAACACTTCCACAATCACAGCTGATGCTAGATCCTGTTCTATCGGCAGAGACCATTTGTTTATCTTGCCATCTGAATTCACTATTGAGTGCAGAGGATTGGATTGACGATGATATATGTGTGTGAGAAGCTGTTCCATAGCAATATTTAATGCAGATGTGAACCGAGTATTAGTTTGTGTTAAAAAAATTGCTGTGTAAAAATTTTAGATCTGAGAAACACCCAGAGCAGGTCACTTTTTGCTCTGTCTCAGTTGTTTTTGCAGTTTGTCTATCTGTCGAGTCAGTCGTTCTTTGGATTGAAGAGCTTGACGTTGTAGCTCTGCCACAGTGAGTCGGTGCTGATGCTGTTGCTGTTGGCGTTGTAGCAGATTGGTTCGTTTGGCTATTTCTTTGGCTCCAAACTCAATCCAGTAGTACTCACCAGGGTTGTCTGTGGTCACAGCATTCAGATCAATGCAGATCAATTGATCCTGATGCACGAACATATTGTTGGCATTCAGATCATGATGAGCAATGTGAGTGTGATGCTCTATGTTGTGTTGTAGCACATGAGTCACAAATGTGAAATACATCAGTTGCAGTTGTTGGGTCTGTGCAATCTTTTCCTGGATGCTCTTCCCATGCCAAAGACTCTCAGACCACACAGCATGACCCGGTGCTCGTGCCATGATCAGACTGTCCTCACTGCACTCTATCACTCGGGGAAAATGCCTGTGACGAGCTGAAAACTGATTGAGAGTGTGTTGCCACTGTGCATGATCCTGCAGGAGAAACTTGTAGCCAGGTTTGAACTGTTTGATGATTCTATCACCGTCTTGAGTCACTGTGGCTTGATGAGTGTCTTTTATGAGTTTCATAGCTGAGCAACTCCCATGATGGTCAGTATCAGCAACACAAACACACAGAACATAGGATACACTGCTTTGAGATCTGTGTAGTCCACATTCCTGCACATAATCCACTGTTTGCACACTCTGACACACACAACCAGCATGGCCAGTGGTCCTAGTATGAATATGCACATGATACAGGCTAGTACACCTGCTAGAGCTTGAACAACTCGTATCACCATACGTATATGCCCAGATAGATGCTTACTGCTATTACTGTGAGCCAAAATGCTAGATTGAACATACGAATACTTATAGCGGTTCACACAGTGCATACACAGATTCGGTATGGCACAGTGTAAAAAACTGCTGTGCATTTTTTTTAATATGGGGGTATTTTATCGGCCACCAGGTCCTTTTGCCACCATGGGCCGTTGCCTTTTCCAAAAAAACACTTTTAAATCAAATTACTATGCGACCGGGGTGGTAATTTCTTTTCTGAAAATGATTATGCGACCAGGCGATTTGTAAAGTCTTTCAACTCTGCAAAGCCTACGCCACACACGATGTGAGCTGTGTCATCCTCTGCTACTAGCACATCACCCACTGATACTGAGTGCATTGGGTTCAGTCTTTCAATAGCAGACTCTGGTCCTACATTGCCTACCTCAAAACAAGCATCTAGATCTGTCACTGCGAGGTTGGCCACGTGCGAGTATATGCTTGGGTCAGTCACTGTGGGTGCATCATCATCTGACAGTCTGATTCTAAACATTGAATCAAACAGAGCCTGCTGTGCCGCTGTGGCTGTGCCTGCATTGATGGCATCTCTGTCTGCTTTGGTAACTCTGATTTGATATAGTTTATACATGGTCATCTCCCTTTGTTTATAGTTTAATAATAGCATCTATTACCAAATGGTCAACCGGTTTGTGTGTGAAAAGTGACGAATCATTGCTGTTGATATTGCTGTTAAGGAAGCAATGACTCGCCAAGTGTTCCGAAGGGAGTCGGAATTCTGTGTGTTTACTGACCTTTCATGCAGGTGGATCTCGCCAGGTCCTGATATCGATCCGGAGCCATCTTCCATAGATCCGCAATCTTCAGCACCATTCTCAGTGATATCTCACGAAGAGAACTCTTGTTGTCTGCGATGAACTGCACCAGCTCTGTCTGTGTGTTCTGATCCATGTGGTATTTGTCCAGCATACCCGCACCACATATCTGCTTGATACGAAGCATACGATCTCGCATGGAGTCTATGGTTAGATCCAG